CAGTAGCCTTTGGCTTCTAATACAACATGTTTGTTAGGGAGAATAAAGTCAGGTGTGTAGTGGTGGGCGATCGTATAAGCGAGCTTAGTTGATTCAAATTCATAATCAATCTTGAGTTCATCTAATAAATCAGCAATGCTTTTTTCTAATTTGGATCTGAATCTATAATCTTTTCTTTTCTTCAGACGATCAAATGCTTGCTGTGCCCATTTCTTAGGGTCATCAGAAGTCTTCTTCGTCATTAGAATTTAAAGTTATATTGGGATCACTGGTTTTATATCCTTGAGTAGTACCAAATAGTTTTGCTACTTCCTCTTGATCCATATCCCCACTGTCTACTCCTGCTGTCCCATTAACTGAGACAACCTGAACTCCTACTAATTTAAGAGTGGTACCAATGGTGACCTGATCTTTCAAGATGTAGGGTTTTTGATAAAACGCTAGCTTTACTTTTGATCCTGAATACAAAGGTGTCTCTGTATCAGTAACAGGACTTCCTTCAGTGTCCACAATGGGAGGTCTGTTCTCTTTATTCCAAGAAAACTTTAATTTAAATTTGCCAGAAGCTACTTCTTCCCATGGCTCCGGTTTAATACTGGATCTTTTTGGGTTCTTTAGCTTGGATTCAGCCCATTTCAATCCATCAGTACGGTCATCTTCTAAAACATTGACCATCTCTTCATCAACTACAGCATGGAGTGAGTATCCATACTTACTAGGTTTTAGAACAGCTTGATAACCCTCTAAGACAACGGGTGTTTCTGTCTTGTGAATAGTTCTAGGCATCTTGCTCTTTTCCTCCTTGTAAAACTTTGAGTTCAGCTTGAACTTCAAGTCTCTTCTTCGTTAGTTCATCGATACGATTATCAATGACTTCGATTTGGTTTTGCTTTAATTCAAGTTCCGCTTGTTTGAGCTTCTCTTCCGAGACAACAATCACCCTAGTGGGTGCAAAGAAACTATCAAAGAGTGAATAATTTAACATTTAACAAAAGAAATAAGTGGAATCAATCACGTCGGAGGGTTCTAAGTCTCCAATGATCGGCGGTTCAGTCTTCGCTCCAATCTGTTTAGCGAAGTCGGTTAAGTAATCATGTTCTGCAAACAAATGCATGTAGACCTTCCTAACAACGGAAGACAACAAAGACATATCAGTTGCTCTACATAACACTGAATCATGTATGACAGCTATGGGTGCATCGAATTGCTTAATTGATAAGTGGAGCAATGATGCATCCAAGCTGTGTATCAAGTTGGGTGCTGTTGCAGCTTTGTGTCGAAGCTTATCTACTTTGTCGGTGTCTTCTGTAGCTAACCGCAATTGACATCGACCTAATAGTTTTAAATCTAAGACTTCAACTTTCTTCTTCATTAACTTCTGAGAGACAACAAAACCTGATGGAGTTACCCATTCAAGTTCTTTGGCTCCGTTCTTAATAGCTTGTGAGACTTCATCTTCTATCCATTTCATTACTGCCATAGGACCAGGAACTACTTCGTTCATGGCATCTCTTACAGCAGCAACAGTAAGAGTTAGATCATCTTTTTCTACTTCACATCCTTTCTCCTTTAAAGCCTCTTTAATGTAGGAACGGTTTGAGAAAGGTTTAGCGTTGTAAGGTATGGTCATAACTGACCTCTTAACAGACTTCCTATCCCAATAAGGCCAAAGGATCTCAGGTATATTTGGTTTCGATTTCTCAGCTACTACTTTATATGCATCTTGTGGTCTTTCATCAGGTAATACATTAACTAATTTAGCTGTTGATTTATCTCTTGCTAATCCTGATAATATCTGTAATCCACTGCATGTTGCATCGGTAGCAACTGGTAGACCTGTATATCCTCTATCTCGTTTAATACAACAATGGTAATACTCATCACATGCTGCTAGGAATTGCCAAGGTTCTTCAGCGACCTCCCAATCAGGAAGACAACCTATAGGATCTTGTGCAACTCTAGTGATTAAACTTAGATTATCTTTAGTCCAAGCTAAGCGTTCAGTCATGGTGGCTTTATCTAATCCATAAGTTGTTGCAACTTGGAAAGATAACCACTTCTCAGCTTCATTATTTAAGAACGATTCATCAGCAAATCTTTTTAATGACTTACCAAAATCTGTGTCTTGTGGTGTTAAGAAAGCAGGGATAGGATAAGCTCTCCCTCTGTAGTCCAGACTCCAAGGTATAAAGAACTTCTCCTTATCCTTAAATCTAGTTACCGCTTCCATCGTCATCCTTGTTCTACATGAACGTCTAAATGCGTTGGCATTGATGTTCATAACCTCTGCAGCTTTCCTTCTATAAGTCTTTCGACTATCAGAATTCTCAGCTATATCAGGTGGTTTAGGTGGTAGTGGTATTTCTACAATGGGGACAAACTTTCCTACGCTCATCCCCTTGCTCTGTAACTCTTCTGCTACATGAACAGTGAATGGGTTTAAGCGGTATCCAACCTTCTGAATCTTGTTCAGAAAAGCGATTGGAGTTTCTCCCTGTATAGGGAAGTGGTTGCCTCTACGCACCATATCGTGACCTCGCATCACCTCGTTTAAGAGATATCCTCCGGGTCTTTCATTGCTCCAATCATTAGGTTCTATCAGCATTGGCCATGACAATGGGCTGAATAATTCAGCATCATGCATGACTTGATCCTTGATCTTGATGAACTCTGGCGTTGGAACTAAGTGGTATGTGGTTTTCCTTCCTTCCCTCCTTTTTTCCTTCTCAAACCAATTCACAGGTTTAAGAATACATTCCAATAACCATCCGCCTAACTTTGCTCTAAGAGGTACTGGCCAAGACATCCATTGCTTAACTTCATAACGATTCATAAGAGTACGAATCACTACAAGTTTCTGATGTGTACCTATGGAATTGTGCCAGTAATTCTTTTTAAGTACTTCTAATAAGCCAGGTGCATGTCTCTCAAAATGTCTCATCTGACATTCATCTTCTACAGCCTTACCAATGGCTTCACATATCCTTGTTAACTTATTACTTCCTTCTTTAAAACTAAATACTCTGTCAAACGTTATCTTACAAGCTATAGCAGCAGCTGCTAACGGTTCAAGGTCAGCAAGATACTTAGCTATCTCTTTAAAAGCAACGCCATTTTGACGAGTGTGAATCCTGTCATTAGTCTCCTCTATCTGTTTAACAACCTCTGGCAGTAACGTGTCGATAGAACTAATTCCATATACAGCAGCCGAGGCATATTCTTTCTGTTCTAATTTTCTAGTGTTGTCCCTAAGACGTTTCAATCCTTGCCGGATTTGATCGCGCTCAAGTTCAACTTGCTCTGATATTTGAGCAGGAGTTGGCATAATAAATTTGACGCTGGTTTAGGTGTATGGTCTTTTTTAAAACTTATCTGCTAGTGGATAGATGTCATACAAAGAAAGGTCAGGCTTTTACACCTGACCCATCCATGTACGTAATCTAAACAACTCTAGGCTTGAAAACCATTTGACCCATAGACAAAACGAGGAGAGGTGGCCGAGTGGTTGAAGGCACTTGTCTTGAAAACAAGCGTTGTGAAAGCAACCGTGGGTTCGAATCCCACCCTCTCCGTTCCTGACTCTGGTCCAATAAACCTGCTCAAGGGTTACTTCATTTTTCTGTAAATGAGGCAAATTTGAGCTGATTTCAAGCTTGCAGGACGCGCTGGTCCTTGATGAGTTGTTTAAATATTGCTCATTGCATTACGTCTTGCACTGTCAGAAACCTTCGCATATCTCAGCGTAGTTTCTATACATGTATGTCCCATAAGATCCATTAAAGTTCTCATCGGAGTACCAGCTTCAGCATGAAATACACCGAAGGAATGACGTAAGCAGTGGAATACATAAGAAGGAGGAATATCTAAGAAAGCTGTTACCTTCTTAAAGTTCCTAAGTAATACTTCTTTAGTACTCCATTCATCACCAAAGATACGTAATGTATCAGGTGCATTCTCTAATCTTTTAGCAAGAATAGGTGCAACCTTGGGATGGATTGGTACCTCCCTCCATTTACCTGTTTTGGTTTGGAAGCCAGGTCTACCTCCTACATAGATAGAACCTTTAGTAAGGTCAATATCCCCAGCCTTAAGCTTAAGGATTTCACCTTGCCTTAGTCCTGTATATGCTCCGAAGGTTGAGATATCTGCCACGTCATCTCTACAGAAAAGACCACGGGCACATTTCTCTATCTCATCAACCTGTTCTTTAGTAAACCATTGAGGTCTACCTTCTACTTCCTTCCTCTTAGGGTAGGTATTAGGTTGTTGGATCTTCTTACGTTGGTAACAGAAAAAGAGTACGGAATGTACTGCTGAGGTGAACCTGTTAATGGTTGCATCAGCCTTACCTTCTTCCTCTAATTCTCTACCACACTGATCCATCATCTCAATCGACATGCGATTGACTGGCAGTGATCTACCTCTTAATCGTGTGAGGTAGCCTGTATAAAGTCTGAAGGATGTAAATCCTCCACGTTCGGGTCGATGCTTGACATTATGATCTAAGTCATAGTCAAGACATTCACCCCAGGTTTTTAATTCAATCATAAAGAATTTTCTTTATGTCGTTGGCTAAGCGCTCTCCTTTTGGTGTGAGCGAGAGCGTAACTCTCCTTTTGTTTGTTGGATCTACCTCCTTTTTGATGAGGTCAAGTCCTTTCTGACCTAATCGATTGGTCTTCTTTAAGTAATCAGTACTCCTACTGCTACTAGCAACCGCAAGATATAAGTCTTCTTCTAAGGCTTGCTTATGGCAGTCGTTATGACTGGCTATATATAAAAAGCAAGCAATCACTTGTCCCGGCACCTCAGAATCGAGACGCCTAAACAGTTCAATCACTTCGAGAACTTTCTCGACGCTTTGATCTGTAAGTTCTCTTCGAACGGGGTCCATGATTATAGAAAGGACTGTCCAAGTCTAAATGAATGATCCATAGATGGATCGATATACCTCGTTTTGTAACATTTATATAGAACGTTTTGTAGTTTTCTATACATAAATGAATGATACCTATTGAAAGTATAACCATAGATATATTAGTTAGCGAGAAGATACTTCTAAGTTGGTTCGGCTCGATACATAAAAGGTTATGTATGTGCAAATAGTCATCGCAACAAGCAAGGAGTTGTATCACCTGTAATACCTAATAGTTGTGTAAATGTACTGGGGAATACAATCCTAGGTGTAATAACAGTTACCGTTTCCATCTTTAGGTATCTTCTGCTACCTGCTCCTCCATCAGTTTTAACAATTCATCCTTGTGTGGATGGTTGTCTATGTCCTTGATTAGTGATTCAAGGCGTCTATTAAAAGTCTTCGTACTCATAATCCTCGTCGGGTATTAGTCGTTTAACGGAATAAGGGTCTACTACTGTGAACTCGATACCAGTTGTACCTAAAAGCTTTTCCACCATCCTTTGAGCAGCACTATGATTCTTAAATACATGTTCTTTTACATGTTTGGTTTCTAAATCAGAGACTCGGATGATGCAATAACAACTAGACGGGAGTTCCCATCCTGATACCTTCCAACTCATGAATTCATCGTATTCAATTGACTCAAAGAACTCGGAAGGTGCGTTCTTGAGTTCTCTCCAATTATTATGGAAATAGGGTTTCTTTCTTTTGTTCATCAGGGATAACATCAATAAGTTCACATTTGTTTTTGACTGAGATGTTCCACGCTTGCCACGCAGCATCTTCATAGTCCTCGGCTAACACCCAGTGCTCGCCAATATCAAACTGCAACCTATACATGTGCAGCGCATGATGAGAGTGAAACAAAGTTAATAACTCCGTTTAGTTGTAAGGTTTCGCTGTTTCGTTATGGCCTTAGCTTGCCGTTTCTTTAGTTGGTTTACGCCTCTTTGCTGGGCGTCCTTGTTTACGTACTGGACTAACCTTGAGTTCTTCAAGTAAGTCCTTGTATTGTTGCGTCCAATCGTTGTTTGGATAATGGTGTAGGTATGCAAGGACAGCGTTTTGCATTAACCATTCTTTTGATTTAGTAGGTGTCATTACCTCCTTAGATAGACAAGTTAAGGGATTGAATCCCTCAGCCTGAGAACCACACGTGTGGAATCTCAGGAGGAGAGAATCAAGATTGTTGGAGTGCTAAATATTGATATAAAGCTGTAAGTTCGTCATCTTTGTAATACTGATAATCAGAGCCACTTGGATCTCTATCATCATCTATCTTTTCAACAGCCACTTCATGGCAATAAAGATGAGATGATTGACCATCAGAAAAGAACATCGCAGCCATGTTTTCTATGGTTCGTTGTTCAGACTTAGCCCATTTATCTAGCACTTTGTACTGTTTGTCAGTCATCTTGAGTTGAATAGTAAGCATAGATCCTTGGATAAAGTAAAGGGAATGAGTCCCTCAGAAAGCCCACCCCACATGATGAGAGTGGACTTTGAGAGAGCTTCAGTACTCCATGTATCTACGCCCTGTCCATATCGGCGTCCTTGCTAT